TTCGCCGTTCGCGTGCATCCGCTACGCCCAGTGCCAGTATCCGGGGGCCGGCTGAGAATGGGGATCTTCTCACGCATTCTTGGACCCTCGCGGTCCACCATGCAGTCGACGATCGACGCCCAGAAGGCAGCGATCTCGACGATGGTGCGTGCGAAGTATGACAGTGCCCAAACGACCGACTTGAACCGCAACCACTGGTCGCGGGCCGACAACCTCTCGGCCGACGCCGGGCTCCAGCCCCAAATCCGCCAGATTCTCCGCAACCGTGCCCGCTACGAGCTGCGAAATAACTCCTACGCGGCTGGCATCGCGTCCACCTGGTCTAACGACCTCGTCGGCACCGGCCCGCGGCTCCAACTCGATCTCGGCCCCGACGTGTCCCCCGACGCGGTGCGGTCGGTTGAGACGGCATTCCTCGACTGGGCTGACCGGATCGACCTCGCCCGCAAGCTGCGGATCGCTAAGACCAGCAAGATTTCCGACGGCGAAGTATTCGGACTCAAGACGAACAACTCCAAACTCCGCGGCGTGCAACTGGACCTCAAACTCGTCGAGGCCGACCAGGTCATTTCGCCGGTCGGCTACCTGACCGAGAACGACGTTGACGGCGTGCGGTTCGACGAGGACGGCAACGTCACCGACTACTGGGTTGCGAGGTCTCACCCCGGATCGCTGCTGCCGGGATTCACGCTGGACGGCCAGTGGATCGACTCGGATTACGTCTGCCACTGGTATCACGCCACCCGACCAGGCCAGCACCGCGGTGTGCCGGAGATCGCCCCGTCGCTGGAGCTGTTCGCCCTTCTGCGGCGTTACACGCTCGCGGTCGTGACGGCCGCCGAGACGGCCGCCAGTTTCGCCGCGATCTTGAAGACGACCATGCCGGCCGACGGGTCCGGTGCCGCGAGTCTGTCCACCCTCGAGACGATGCCGATCGTCCGCGGGATGGCGATCGCCGCCCCCGACGGGTGGGAGCCGGTCCAAATGCGAGCCGAGCACCCGACCTCGTCGCACGACGCATTTGTGCGTCGGATGCTCAACGAGATCGCAAGAAGTTTGGATATGCCGTACATCGTCGCCGCGATGGATTCGTCTACCGCGAACTACTCGTCGATGCGTGGCGACTACCTCGTGTATCGCAAGCGGATCGCCGTCGAGCGGTCGGACATGGAACGGGTGTTTCTCGACCCGCTTCTGATGTCGTGGCTCGACGAGGCCGTGACCGCCGGCATCCTCCCGCGTGGTCTGCCGCCGTTCGCCACATGGAACTGGACGTGGACGTGGGACGGGTTTGAACACGTCGACCCGCTCAAGGAAGCCGACGCCGATGCCGCAATGATCGGCAGCAACATGGCGAGCCTCGCCGAAGTCTGTGCCAAGCGTGGCCGCGACTGGCGGATCGTGCTGCGGCAGCGGGCGATTGAGAAGTCGATGGAGCGTGAGCTTGGCGTTGACGCCCAACCGGCGGCGATGGCCGCCGAGGACGACGAGGACGGCATCGAGGCCGCCGACGGCTACCGGCCCCCGCAAGCCGCTCGTGACGCGGCCCGCCGCGGTCTTGAGTTGCGACGCGAGTACGGGCGTGGTGGCACGGCGATCGGCGTGGCTCGTGCCCGTGACATTGCCAACGGCCGATCCCTATCGCTCGACACGATCGGGCGGATGGTGAGTTACTTCGCACGCCACGAGGTTGATAAGCAAGGCCAAGGGTGGTCGGAGGGCGAGGACGGCTACCCGTCGGCCGGCAAGATTGCGTGGCTGTTGTGGGGCGGTGACGCCGGCCGTTCGTGGGCCGAGGGTGTCTACAAGCGAGAAACCGAGGACGCCAACGCATGAGCAATCGCATCGAACTATCCGCGGCCCTCAACGTGCAAGCGGCCGACGAGGACGCTGTGCCGACGTTTGAGTTGGTGGCCTACACCGGGGCGTCGATCCGCCAGGGCTGGTCGAGAAACCCGCTGGTGGTGGATCTCGCACACATGGACGCTTCGCGTCCGATCCCGATTCTGTACGCCCACGGCAAGGAGATGCCTCTCCTCGACTCGGTGATCGGCAAGAGCCTGGAAGCCACGAACGACGGCAACCAGCTCATGCTCCGCGGGGAACTGATCCGCGGGACGCCAGCGGCCGACAAGCTCATCGCTCTTGCGAAGGCCGGGGTGCCGCTGCAAGCGAGCATCGGAGCCGACGTTGGCTCAATCGAAAACATTGCCGCGGGAGCGGTCGTGACCGTCAACGGTCGCGAGTTCCCCGGCCCCATCAGCGTTGCTCGTGGAGCGGTCCTCCGTGAAACGAGCGTGGTCCTGTTCGGTGCGGACAGTGCAACGTCCGCGGCTATCGCCGCCGAGGCGAATGAGGTTTCCACTATGAGCGAGCAGCTCAACGAGAAGCCCGTCGAGGCCGCCGTGCCAACGACGGAAGCCACGGCGATTGTCGCCGCGGACCAGAAGGTGATTGCCGGCAACGACGGTGCCAACACCGTTGACGCCGAGGCCGTCGCCAACATCGTGCTGGAACGGCTCCGTGCCGACCGGCTCGCCGAGGTGCGTGCCGAGCGGCCCAAGGCTCCGGCTGCCCACGTCGTGGACGCTTCGGCGGCTCACGACCCGCGGGTGATCGAAGCGGCTCTCTGCCTCAACGGCGGACTCGGCAACGTCGAGAAGGTCTTCGACCAGAAGACCCTCGAGGCGGCTGACCGTCGGCGTGGCAGCACGTCGCTGCAGGAGGTGCTCGTCGAGGCCGCCCGTGCCAACGGGTATCACGGCCCCGCCCGCATCTCGGCCGGCAACATCCGCGAGGTTCTTGCGAGTGGTTTCGCCACTCACTCGATCTCCAACGTGCTCGCCGCGACCTACGGCAAGTTTCTTCTCCAGGGCTACACCGCTGTCGAATCAGCGTGGGACCAGATCGCGTCGATCCGTTCGGTCAGTGACTACAAGACGGTCACTGGCGTGCGGCTCAACGGCGGTTTCGATTTTGAAGATGTTGGACCTTCCGGCGAACTGAAGTCGGCCGACGCTTCGGACGAGACGCGGACGATCAAGGCCAAGCTGACAGGCCGTATGAGTTCCATAACGATGGTCGATGTCGTGAACGACGACCTCGGTGCTCTTACTCAGGTTCCGGCCCGTCTTGGCCGCGGTGCCGCGGTGAAGCTCAACAAGGATTTCTGGACGGAGTTTCAGTCCAGCAACTCGTCGTTCTATCGGGCCGAGACCGCGGCTGCCGGCAACGCCCTGCAGATTTCGTCCCTGCGGACGGCGGTGGCTTCCTACCGGAAGCTCACCGACCCGGACGGCAACCCGCTCGGCATCACGCCGCAGCTCTTGCTCGTCCCGCCGGAGCTGGAGATGACGGCCGAGGAGCTGATGGGCTCGTCGGTGCTCATCACCGGAGAGAACGCGACTCGCGGAAATGTGAACGTGTTCGCTGGTCGGTTCCGCGTGGTCTCCAGTGCGTACCTCACCAGCGGTACGACCTGGTGGCTCATGGCGAACCCGGCCGAACTGCCGGCGATGGAAGTCGCCTTCCTCAACGGCCAGCGGCTGCCGACGGTGCAGCAGGCCGAGGCGGACTTCAACATGCTCGGCATCCAGGTTCGCGGTCACTTCAGCTACGGCGTTGCCAAGGCCGAAGCCCGCGGTGCCTACCGGATGGCGACTGCCTGATAAGTGACGTGAAAATCGTTCCCGGCCGGCGGGCCAAAAACCCGCCGGCCGGGGTAACAAACAACAACCACCCTGTTTTGAAAGGTTTCTCCAAATGGCTTCTTATCGTAGTGATGGCGACAAGCTCGATTACACGCCGGCTTCCGCCGTGGCAGCGGGCGACATCGTTGTCCTGGGCTCCCTCGTGACACTCGCCGACCGGGCGATTGCCGCGAACGAACTCGGTGCGGTGCTGACCAACGGCATCGTGACCGGCCCGTGCGGCACTGGCGCGACCGGTGCTCAAGGCGACGCGATCAAGTGGTATTCGGTCTCTGGCGTGTTTCACGCCACGACCGGCACCAACTGCGGTTACCTCGCCCGTGCCCGTGCTGCTGCCGACACGACCGTGTCGGTGCTCCTCTGGCCGGGTTCGTGATCGACCCCACGCAAGGGGGCGGGTGCGGCCAGCTACCGGCCGTGCCCGCCCCTCTGGCACCTGGTGACTCATGCGTGACGTGATCGCCATCGGCTTGTGGCACCACTGTGAACATGATGCAAGACCTCATAGCAAAGGGCGTGACGTGGTTTGAGGAGCAGCGGAAGCTCCACATGGCCGTGAACGTCGAGTACCGTGCCCTTGGGTCGCTCATTCCATCCGTGGTGCCGGCGACCATCGGCGGGTCGCGGTTTGAGGCTGCCGATGCCGCCGGACAGATCATCCGGTACGAGACCCGCGACTATTTCATCGGCGTATCGGATTGGCCGGACGCCCCGGTGCGTGGTGACCGCATCACCGAGACCGACGCCAGCGGCGTCAAGCGGGTGTACGAAGTCGCGTTGCCGGCTGGTGCCGGCAACCCGTGGCAGTGGGGCGATCGGTCCCAGCGGGTGCGAAGGATTCACACGACCTTTGTGGGAGTGACGGCATGAGCCCTCGAGGATCGTGGCCCCGCGGTGGTGTGCGGACGCGGCTGCCGATTACTTTCTGGAAGAGTGGTGCGGAGTTCACGCCGGCTGAAATCCCCGGCCTCGCCCTCTGGCTTGACGCGAGCGATGCGTCCACGCTGTTCCAAGACGCTGCGGCAACGACGCCCGCCACCGCGACGAGCGACCCGGTGGGCGCATGGCTGGACAAGAGCGGCAACGCGAGGCACGCCACGCAGGCTACGGCGGGGAGTCGGCCGACTCGTAGCGTTGCTATTAACACGCGGTCTGCGGTTTTGCTGGCTAACGGTGCTGTGCAGAGACTGACTGCCAATGGCGTCTACATGGACGCACTAGGGGATAACACAAACAAGAGAATCACAATCCTTGCCACCCTGCAATCGTCAGGCCAATCGCAGCAGAAGTCAATCGGAGAGGTTGACCAAGGTTCTGGATTCGGCTGCTACCACAACATCAGCAACATCGCGTACTTCGACGCTGGTGCTGGCGTTCCCGCATCTAGGGCGCAGGGCGCACTTGCTTCGTCGGTGATTACTGGAGGGGCGGTATTCATCGGCCGTCGCGACGGCGGTGCTGTAGATCAGTGGTACAACGGCGCTTTGATTGCCGGGAGCCTAACGTCAGCGACGGGTTCGCTAAGAACGGCTGGAGACAATCCATTCTCGGTCAAGGCCGTGAACTCTGGGAGCCTCGCATACGGTGAAGTGCTGGTCTACAACCGCGCTCTCACCAGCGCAGAACGTCAGCGTGCGGAACGCTACTTGGCGAGCCGCTGGGGCATCACCCTCGCCCCGCAAGTCAGCAACGCCGACGCGCAAGATTGGATCAACAGGGTCTATGCCAACGGCGGCCAAGTGAGTGCCAGCACGGCGGCGGCGGTGAACCAGTTTTGCCTAGACATCGAAAATGCGCCGGGCGGTTCGATTCGGGATCGGTTCTACCGTCTCAATCTTTTCTGCGGCTCAAATCTCAACGCCGCACTGGTGCCGCTCTATCGCGGGCCGTCGCTGGGCGGGACGCAGTATGGCGGGGCCACCGATACCAACGTGGGCGGGCTGTTCGTCAGTGGAGACTACAACGAGACGGGGGCGAGCGGTGGGCTAAAGGGAAATGGAACTACGAAGCACCTGGACACCGGCTTTCAGCAGTCAACTGTGTCACTCAGCAATCTGCATTTGTCGGCCAGTTTCTTGCAAATGGATACGTCAGGGACTGCGGAGCGAACTCTGATTGGTCACTACAACGCCGCGCAGGCTGATTTCGCGGTGCTTCGATCTGCCATCACAAGCGGCAACATGGAGTTCTTCGCTGGATCGTTTAGCGGCGCCTCTTCGACATCGTATTTATCAAGTGCGTCTCACCTGATGGGCGTGAGGTCGTCGCAAACGTCGGCGGTTATGTATAGCGCCGGTGTGTCAGTTGGAACCAGCGCCACCAATGTCGGCAGTCCCTCCACTTCGGCGCTCTCCTATTTTGTTTTTGCTCGCAACAACGGCGGCACGGCAGACACAAGAACGTCAGTTAGGATTCGCATGTACTCCATCGGGCAAGCCATTGACGCCGCTGGTGCGTCTGCTTTCGCCAATGCTGTCGCCGCCTTCAACACCGCGATGGGCAGAACATGACACTCTCCGACCTCACGCTCCCAGTGCCATACGACGAGTGCAAAGACCTTGCCCTCGTCTACGACTACGCTACCGCAGCCGAGTGGTACACCATCCAAGAGCAACACGGCGACCCTCGCCATGTCGCGGGTGGGCAGCAACTCACCGATGGCCGATGGATGATGGGCGGGCATCTCCTGTCGGAGTTGCATGAGGGCGGCATCCTCGCGTGGGCCTTGCCGCACCTGACTCCGGAGTTCATGGCGAAGGCGGAAGTCATCCCCCTGGCCGACGCTATTGCCCTGCTGCCAGAGTCCCCTAGCCCTGTGAGCTAGTGGACTTCCACAGTGAAAATCCGGGGTTTACGCCCACGCCGATCCCGCTAGGCTAACCGGTGAACAGGTGAACACCGGCATGATCGAACACCTACACCGACTCGCGGCCCACGCTTACTACTGCGGCGAGCACGACGCTGGACGCCGAGCGTGCGAACGGCTCATGCGGCTTCCGCTCTCCGCGGAGAAAGAGGAGAAGGTCCGGGCCAACCGGACGTGGTATACGCGGACGCTGGCAGACCAAGGCGTCGCCGCGGAGTTCACGAAGATCGACGTGCCGCCGGCCCGCGTTGGCTGGTCGCTATTCAATCCGTCGGTCGTGAGCCACGGCGACCGGCTACTCGTCAACGTGCGGTCAAGTAACTACCGCATCGACGAAAACGGTCGCTACGTCATTCCGCCGGAGGACCGCGAAGCGATCCGGACATACAACTGTCTCGTTGAGCCTGGTGACGGGCACGCACGCTATTGGGCCGCAGACTACGAAGCCAGCGGGTTCGCGGTGACCGGGCTCGAGGACGTGCGGCTCAACTCCGTGAACGGCGAACTGATCGCGTCCGCCACGATTCGCAACTGGGCGGGCCGCGATGGGACTTGCCGTATCGGCGTCGGGAAGCTGGAGAGATTCGACCGGATTCACGACCTGCGCTGCCACGACACCGTGAGCGGCCGGCACGAAAAAAACTGGATGCCGATCACCGGCCGGAGGGAGTGGCTGTATTCGTGCAGCCACGAAGGCCGGACGTGCATCGTCAAGGAGTACGGCGACGATTGGACCGTGACGGCACACGCCGAGGCTCCGCTGGTGGCCCGCGGGTTCCGCGGCGGCTCGCAGCTCGTCGAGCACCCATGGGCTCCTGGTCTGTGGTGGGCGATCGTCCACGAGGTCGCCGTCTCCGGCGGCCGGCGGGTCTATGAGCACCGATTCGTCATGTTCGACGAGGGGGCCGATTGGCGGATCACGCGGGTATCCCCGCCGTTCGCGTTCCGAGAAACCCGCAGCATCGAGTTCGCCGCCGGCCTCGCGGTCAGCGGCCAGGACACGCTCGTGGCATCTTTCGGCGTGCGGGACGCCGAGGCGTGGCTGGCATACGTTCCGATCGCGGACGTACTCAACATCATGGTGGACGCATGGGGATGACAGCATCGGTGGCGTGGACCGACTCCGTCCGCAAACTGCTGGAAAGCAACTGGCGGGAGGACGATTGGTTCGGCTGCGACTCTCGGGTGATTTTCCATTACGCGATGAAGGGCGAGGTTTTTCGCCGCCACAAGCCGGCCACGGTGATCGAGATCGGCACCCGCTGCGGCTACTCGCTACTGACGTTTGAGGCCGCGGCCCCCGGTGCCCACTACCTGTGCATCGACGGGGCAATGGACGCCGACTCCTACGACTGTCTCGCCCACTGGCGGCGGCTCGTTGCGAAGCACCAGATCGACGCCGACCTGGTCGTGGTGGATTCCCACGCGATCAAGAGTCTGCCGCCGGCCGATTTCGCTCACGTCGATGGCGACCACTCCTACGCCGGGGCACTGGCCGACCTCCGGCTGGTGGCCGGCAGCCGGGTGATCCTCGCCGATGACTGCGACAACCGGGAGGTGCGGGCGGCGGTCGAGACGTTCGCCAAGGAGCAGGCCAGGGCCGTGGAGTATTTCGATGACGGGCTAAGACAAGGGGCGGTGCTGACGTGAATATAAAAACTGATGGCCGATCTGATTTGGAATACATAGTGTCCGAGGTCTGGCATTCCAAATGCTACAGATTTTCGGATCTTTCGCAGATCGTCACTGCAAAGGTTGCGATTGACATCGGTGCGTCTTGCGGTCCGGCAACGATCCAGATTCTCACGACCTGGCCGCAGTCTGTCGTCTACTCGTATGAGCCAGACCCCGTAAGGTTCTCCCTGCTGAAAGAGAACACCGCAGAGTTTTCGGACCGCGTCCGGCTTTCCATGACTGCCGTGTGTGGATCGAACAGGGATCATGTTGGCAGCGATGGCGTGCATAGAAAAAACGCTGGAGCAGTGTGGGAATACATGGCTGCGTTCGGGTCAACCGAGTCGTCGGCCGAATCGCTTCCGGCTGCCGATCTCATGAAGATCGACTGCGAAGGGTTTGAGTGGGGAATCATTGAGGATTTGGCGTTACTTGGCAGGCTGCCGACAGTGATCGTAGGGGAGTGGCATTTTCAAGATTGCAAAGACGCAATCACTGAAATCTTGTCGAGAACACACTCCGCGACGTTTTCCCCGACTGGCTATCCGTGGGGCCAGTTCCTTGCGGTGAAGAAAACATGAAAGTCGCCATCTACGCCCTCGCCCGCAACGAAGCCGACAACGTCGAGCGGTGGGAATCGTCGTGCCGGGAGGCCGACGTTCGCGTGGTCACCGACACCGGCTCGACCGACAACACCGTGGAGCTGCTCGAGGCCGCGGGCGTGACGGTGGCCCGCGGGGCTCCGATCCCTTGGCGGTGGGACGACGCCCACAACCTTTCGCTGATGCACGCCCCGGCCGACGCCGACGTGGTGATCCGGCTCGACCTCGACGAAGCCCTCGACCCCGGCTGGCGAGAAGCCATAGAGCGTGATTGGACGCCGGAGACCACCAAACTCCGCTACTGGTACTGGTGGTCGCACGAGGTGCGGTTTCGGTGCGACCGGATTCACGCCCGCACGGGCTACCGGTGGACCGGGGCGACGCACGAGGGGCTGGTGCGGTGGGACGGCGAGGAAGTGCAGACGGTGTCCGACGGCGTAGTGATCCGCCATCACCGGCAACCCGGCAAGGTCCACAAAACCGACCTGACGCTGCTGCGGCAAGCCGTCCGCGAGAATCCGACCGACGCCCGGATGCAGTGGTATCTCGCCCGCGAAATGGACTACGCGGACGATCCGGCGTGCGTCGAGGAGTTTCAGAAATACCTTGCCATGCCGGGCGGGGCTCCGAACGAGCGGGCGTATGCCCGCCGGGTGCTTGCCAGACGGGACGAGCGTGGGCGTGCCCGCCACATGCTCGGGTCGATGCTAGAGAGCCCGCTGGAGCCAGAGGCATACGCCCACGTCGCTGAGTTGGCCTGGTCGAAAGGCGACGCGGTGGGGGCACTCTACTGGGCACGGCAAGCCCTCAACTGCTCCGACGAGAACCGGTCGCACGCTAGCGATCCGGCTGCCTACGGAGAGTTTCCAGCCGACGTGGCGTATTCAGCCGCGTACAAGCTGGGGCTCATGGGTGAGGCTATTAGCCATGCCAAGGAAGCCGCACGACGGAATCCTGGCAATCAGCGGCACGCGGACAACGTGCTGGCGATTGGGAGAATGGAAGTAGAGGAAGGCCCAAAACCATGAATGCCATCGAAATACTCATTGCTGACTCGCTGGCCGACAGTCTCTCTAGACATACGTTTGACGGTGCGATTTCCAAGATCGATGCCGTTCGCCGGTTCGTGCCCGACTTCCAGGGCGATGACGTGTCGACGCTGAAAGTGTCGGTCGTTCCCGGTGAGTGCGAAGTGTCCAACCATACGCACGGGGCCGATTTGTTTGAGGCATCCGTTCACGTCGTGATCGCGAAGCGGATCACGTCAGACGAAGACGTGGAAGACCTTGTAGAGCTGCGGACGAACATCGTCGACGCGATTCGCTCGAAAATCCTTCCCACGTCATCTCCGGCTATGCCGGCCGGCGTTTCGTGGTTCTCGATCTCCAACTCCGTCACGTTTCAGCCCGACCAAATCACGAACCATCGCGTGTTCATGGGCGAAATCATGGTGACGTATCGCAGGGCTCAAGCGAAAGTCACCGCGTGATCCCAAACATTCCTCGCATCGTGCCAAACATCCCGGCCGTGGGAATGCGGGCCAGCACGTCCATGTTTTTTGACCGCGAAGCCGTGCAGGCCGCGATGTCGGAAATGGATCTCAAGGCGTTGTCGAAAGCGTCGATGCTGGTGAAGGATCGTGCGAGGCGAATCATCAAGAAGCGTGGACTGTCTCGGATCCCTCGCACACTTCAAGAGCGATACCCTGGTGCCGGCCCGACGGCCCTCCAGGCAATGGGGGTGATTTCGCCACGGGCACGCGACGTTATTATCCGCGAGGTGCAGTTCCCGCCAGCTTCGCCGCCAGGGTCGCCACCGTTCACGCACACCCCGTACAGCGGCCACCAGGCGTCGTTCCTTGGGTTTCGCCGCAATCTGTGGAACTACTACGACTCGCAAACCCACTCGGCCGTCGCCGGCCCGTCAAAGAAGGGGCGGATGCTGCCGTACCTTCACGAGTTCGGTGGCACCGTGCGGCTGCGGACGTGGGTCTATATCCCGCAGATCAAAACCAAGAGCGGTGGGATGCGGCGGCCGATCACGATGAAACTGCCGACCGGCCAGCGTCCCAACAACATCACGCACTGGCGACCGATGTCTCGGCAGATCGTGACGGTCTACCCGGCCCGTCCGTTCATGAAGCCGGCTATGGATTTCTGTGTGGCGAACGGCTCGATCGCCAAGGCTTTCAAGGGTTCGTTTCGGCACACCGCCGGCACTAGGGGGAGCGGGTTTACGGTTCGTCGCGGATGATCGTGCTGGTATACTGACGTACAGATGGCCGATCGGGCCAAATCTCGCACAAAAGGAGCCGTTTGATGCCCGTTGCCCACGCTTACCAACTCGGCAAGGATTGCTCATTCACCTTTGGATCGTCGATCGCCAACAAGGACGTGAAGACCGTCACGGTCACCAGAGAGACTTCGGCCGAGGCCGAGGTTACCACCCGTGGCAGCGACGTTGTCCAAGAGTTCGTGCCCGTTCGCCAGAACATGACGATCGAGGTTGTGTGTCTTGACCATTCTGCGGTCATTCACAGCACTGGCGTGGCAACGGTTACGCCGGCGACTGGTGCCGCTATCACTGGCGTTTATTACGTCAACAACATTTCGATCCCGCAAGAGATCGACGGTGCCGTCGAGTTCACGATCACGCTCAAGCGTTTCGTTGGCGTATGAGGCATTGACGCATGGCTATCGACGGCGGACGTAGCCGCACCTACGCACTTGGCCGGGAGTGCATCCTGGCTATTGAGGGCGAGGAGGTTACGGGTGCCGCGGATATGTCGTTGCGTGAGACTGTGACAGAGGTCGACGCGACCGGGTTCAACCACCAGGTCGTGTCGACAATCGTCACTCAGCGAACCTACGAAATCAGCGTCAGCATCCCCGACATGAGCCAAGCATCGCGGCTTTACGGGCTGCGTTGGCGACTGTTCGACGGGTTCAAGGTGCCAAATATCTTGGAACTGTCTCTTCAGGGCGGTCTGGTGGAGTTCACTGACGCGAAGTTCACGATCCACGACGTTGACGCCGACGAGCCGCTAGATGGAGTTGTGGTGCCGCGGTTTACGTTGAAGCAGTGGGGCCACGACTGATGCACTTGTTCAAGGACAACAAAGGCCGCGAGTGGAAGGTTGAGGCCAACTTCGGCAGCTACGGCCGCGTGAAAGCCGCGACCGGCGTCAAGCTCTACGACATTGCCACCGAGAATCGGGATAGTCTCATCCAACTGGCCGACGCACTCACGCTCGGCCAGGTGCTATGGGCGATGGTCGAGCCGCAAGCCGAGGCCCGCGGCGTGACGCCCGACGAGTTTTATGAAGCGTTTGACGGCGAGGTTTTGAATACCGCCTACGCGGCGTTGATTGACGAGATGATTTTTTTTTGCCACCCGCGGCAGAGGAAGGTGCTGGGGATAGCGGTGCAGAAGGTGCGGGAGGCCGAGATCAAGGCGGACAAGGTGGTGGACGCCAATCTCGCGGAGTACGAGAAGGAAATCGACCGGGCAATCGACCAGTGGACCCGTGGGTTCTCGGGTTTGAGCTTGCCGGAATCATCGGCGTCCACCCACGAGATTGGTCCCTCCGTGAGCTTGTCGACGCCTCTCGAGGCCGACGGCGAGAAGAGTGGAACCACACTTGTGCAGTCCTCGCCCAAATGACCGAGATCCACAGAGACCCCAAGAAGAGATCACGACCCTACGACGCATCCGAGTTCCATCCAATGCGTGAGGCTCCGATGGTGCCGATCGCCACTCCAGAAATGTTGAGCGAAGGAATATGAGCGCTGGAGCAGTACGGGCCGGAAAAGCGTTTGTCGAGATCACCGCGAACGACACTGACTTCCAGCGTGGGCTAAAGCGTGTCCAGCACAGTGTCGTCCGGCTCGGCAACGTCATGCGTCAGGTCGGAAGCGGCATGGCGATCGCCGGCGGTGCGATGGGGTTGCCGATGGTGCTGGCCGCCCGCCAGGCCGCTACGTTTGAAGATGCGTTGCTTGAGCTGCAAGGGGCCGTCAGCGACATCACGCCGGACCAGATGAGGGCCGTCCGCGAGGAGGCTATTCGGCTTTCGCGTGCGATGGGGGTGGCTCCGGAGAAGATCGCACAGTCGTTCACGCTTCTTATCAAGGCCGGCATGGGCGTTGAGGACGCTTTGCGTGGTGGAGCAAAGGCCGCTACGGAGTTTGCCCGCGTCTCTGGCGTCGAGGCCGCGGACGCCGCCGAGTTCATGAAGGTGGCGATGAACGTGTTCGGCATTTCCGCCACCCAAGCGGCCGACACGCTTTCCGCCGCTGCCGACTCGAGCGAAACGTCTATCGCGTCAATGGTCGAATCGTTTGCCCTAGTCGCCAGCGTTGCTAAGGGCACCGGGCAATCCCTATTCGGACTGTCTCAAGGGCTGGCCGTTCTCGCACGCTACGGAATCAAAGGGGAGGAGGCCGGCACTGGCATCAAAACGCTGCTGGTGAAACTTCTGGCCCCGGCTAAGGACGCAAAGGACGCCCTTGCAACGCTCGGGCTTTCGATGGAGTCGCTGGTCGACCAGACCGGCAAACTGTTGCCGCTGGCCCAACTCGCCGGAGTATTTCGCAAGGCTCTCGGAGGCATGGGGAAGGAAGCCCGCGATGCCATGCTTGCCAACGAGGCACTAGTCAAGGTTTTTGACGTTCGCGGCATTCGCGTGATTCAAGCATTCTCCGACATCGGCGAAGAGGGGTTCAACAACATCGCGACGGCTATGGAAAGCAGTCGGACGGTATCCGAGAAGTTTTCCATCGCTATGTCTGGGATCACCGGTTCGTTTGAGCGGCTGTATTCCGCCGTCCAGCGGATGGCGATCGCGTTCATGGTGGGGGCCGCACCAGCACTATCGGCGTTCGCAGCGGCGGCCGTGCCGGTGATGGATTTCATGGCGTTCATCTTCACGCAAGTGCCGATCATCTCGCCGATCCTTGCGGGGATGGCCGTGGGATTGTTTGGAGTCGGTCTAGCCGCCCTCGGTGCTGGTGCGATGCTTGGTTTCATGAACTTTGGGCTGAAAAACATCATCAACTTCCGCACGACGTTCGTCATGGCCGTCCGTGCCATGACCAGCGTGATCGGAAACTTTTCGAGGGCGCTTGTCGGGCTTCGCGTCGCCATGCTTGCCATCCCCGGATGGGGGTGGGCTCTCGCTGCATTGGCCGCGGCTGGCGGTGCCGCAGCGTGGATGATGTCCGGGTCGGGCTCAACTGCCAAGGGAAAGGGCTCCGGCATCAAGCGGGACGCCAATCGCGACCCGCTGGCAAATCCAATGGGCGGCGGCATGGCAGCACAAGCCAGGGCACGCGGCGAGGCTCTCGGGACGTTCTCGGCAGCGGTGGCGTCGCAACTCGGCATCGGCCCGGCCCTCACGGCCGCCGACGAGACCGCTGCCAATACGGGCCGGATGGCCGACGGGGTCGACGCCCTCGTCCGGCAGGGCGAGGCTCGGATGCCGGGGGCCGCGGCGTTGCAAGCCGGCATGGTGCCGCCCGGCGTCCGCGGCGGCGTGGCTGCCCGCAGCGACCGCGACCTGGTGAGCATGAGCGAGCGGGCCGCGATCGCGGCCGAGGAGTCGCGTACCTACCTCCGGCAACTAGTTGAGAAAGCGAGGGACGGGGGCTTGGCCTTCGCGTAACCATGGCGACACTGCCACCAGACAGTATCGAGGGCGTTGAATCCGGGGCTGGCACGCTGTCCGTAGGATCGGACGGCTTGATGAGCCGCGAGGTCGAGCTGCGGTTCCTCGTGCGGTCGATGGAAGGTTATTCCGACGCCGAGGATAAGGGGCGTGAGCTGGCCCCGCTCTACTACGACGGGCATCGTCGAGGGACGTTGCAGTGCCGGCCGGTTGGTGGTGGCTGGTATCAGATTTCGGTCAACTACTCCAACACTGGCGTGAATGCCTACGAGGGGTGGGGCGTCGAGAACAGCGACGGCGTCGTGCTGATCCCGAATGGTATTTCGGTAGATACGACCGGCGGTTCGGAGCACATCACGCAAGCGATATTTGCGACCGGGTATGAGGCCGCCGGCCCAAGTGCCCCAAACTCATACAAGGCGATCAACGTCAGCGGTAATCAAGTCAACGGCGTCACGAAGACCGTGCCAGCGTTCAACTTCACCGAAACGTGGCTCGTTCCGGCGTGGTACTTGATGGTAGGTGCCAAGAAGGAAGGGGTAGGTAACGACGGCGAAAACGACCCCGGTGCATTGACGCCATACGCCCAAACACTTCGCGAGATGACCGGCACGATCAACAAGGACAAGTGGCGGATATTTGAGGGCGGCGAGGTGCTGTTCCTTGGGGCACGGTACGACGTTTCCCGTGCGTCAAGTCTTGTGCCCGTCACCTACTCGTTTTCCGTCCAGCTCAGCAAGAACGACTTCAAGGTTGGAGACATTGATGTCTATTCCAAGCAGGGCTGGGACTTCATGTGGATCGTCTACGAGGACGCCATCGACGCCAACTTCCCGGTCAAGAAACCTAAGTACGTCTACATCGACCAGATTTACGAGGAGACAGACTTCCGAGACCTCGGCATCGGGATGAAGTGGGGCCAGCACTTCATGTTCACTGGCGACACGTTTGCCCACCCGTTGGTTGAGGCCAAGAGGGACAAGGTGTGAGCGACGCATTCCGAAAGGTTCGCCCTGGCGAGCCGCTAAAGATAGCCGCCCAAGCGTGGAACCAGGTCATCGACCAGGTGACGACGCGGCCGCGGTTCGATGCGTCCACGAGCCCATATCCGGCCATCAACTTCCAGATCCGTTGCCGCAATGCCACGTCGGGCGACGTTGCCCGCTGGGGCGTGTTGCAGATTACCGGCGTGCTCGAGACTCCTACGGGTGCCACCGGGTCAACAGGGTCAACCGGGTCCACCGGGTCGACCGGGTCCACAGGCTCGATGGATCCGGGCACGATGTCGTTCTTGGCGTATCCGGGGATTGTCGGCGTGACGCCAACGGATACGGCCGGGGCTCGCTACGTCGTGGCGACGCAGCCGATCAAGGCTGGCGAAATCGGGATGGCGGCGATCGACGGCGTTGTCCAGGTCAAGCTGGACATTCAATCGGCCAGCGACAACTTCGCCACGGTCAAGAGCGGGTCGGTTGAGCAGATGAAGACCGCGTCAAGCGGCGACGCGAGTGTGCTGTGGAAAGAGGGCGGGACGGGCGTCAAGTGGGGGCTCGTGCGGATCGGTGCCGGGAGCGGCGGTGCTACCGGCGGCGTGAAGATCGGCAAGATCACCGGGACGTGGACCAAGGGGTCGACGCAGACGGTGTGGGAATACACGGCGGCCGGATCTCAAGCCAGCGGGTCGCCGTCAATGACCGGCGTGAATAGGTTCGCTACCGTCAACGCTTCCGGCAGTGCGTCTAGGTGGGTTGCTGTGGCGAGTATAGATTCGGCTTGGCACCTAATCGCAGCGGAGTGCTCGTAATGGTGCTGCTGCCGGGGTGCGGGTGTTGTGGGTGCAGTCAAGACGCTTGCGAATGTCCTGATTTTTGCGCCTACACAGCAGCCGGATCATTTGCTGGTTTGTCGGCAAACGCAGGTCAATGCAGTTGCAGTTCATCCATTAAGATTGATCTAAAGAGTAACTCTTCTTTTGCTTATGGCGGGATCATATCTGGATGGACTTTAGTAGAAGCACAAACGCAATTTGGTGCGAGCGTTAGTAGGTCGTCGCGGGCTGTAGGAGTTGGTGGAAGTAGTAGTGCTGTCTACCGGATATATCATGGGGCTTATGATTATGAGGAACTTAGGTGCGGTGCAAGCGACGAAACTTCCTTGAGGTGCGAAAATAATCCAGGATATCCTGGATCATACGAGCTATTTAGAGTCCGGTCTGCATCGGCAAACTACCTAGATACACGAATAAACGCTTTGCTTCGTATCTGTGATTACGGAGTGGCGAAGTCTCAAGGTTTTTCTGTTTCTTTGTCTTGCCAAGCAATGGGCGATCGGTCGTGCTCAACTGCTCTGTCGGCTGATTGCAGGAGATATTTTACTGAGCCGTTTGACCTTCCATCACTAACTTCCGCATCAAGTGGTAGCGGGTCGGGGCAAAGCAGTTATCCGTCGCAGTTTGATTACGTCAAAGGCGTTGCAGAGTCAATCTTCAGCGCCATTGACGCAAGCCCAGTGACCGGGACTATCGGCCTATTTGAATCGTGCAACCCGCTCCCATGATCTCCTGCCGGATCGGCCACCTAGAGCAACGCTGCCGCGAGCGTGGCTACACGCTCGACGAGGTGCGACCGTGTATCGTGAGCCAGGACGGCGACGAGATCACGGTTGACGAGACGCATCCGGCCTATCCACGAGCAAGGCCCGGCCTCGGCGACCTAGTGAAGTCCGGTCTGTCCGCCATCGGCATCACTGAGGAGCGAGTAAGTAAGGCCATCGGCCGCCCGTGCGGGTGCGGCGAGCGGGCCGAGATGCTCAACGCCGTCGGGGCCAAATATCTCGGCCTTTCTCCAGGCTCGACCGCCCCGGAAAACAAGGGTTGACACCCGTACACTATCCGCGAGGATCGTGCTATGGGCACGCTCGTCGACCGCATAAACGCGGCTGCAGCCGGCATCAAATCCGCTCCCCGCGGGTTTGAATCGCGGCTGCCGCCGGCCGTCCGCGAGCAGCTCCTAGAGATCCGCCGGCAGTGGCAGTCGGGTGAGCTGCAAGTGTCGGCGTGCTGGCTGGCAGATCAGATCGTCGCCATGGCGGCGGCGGATGGATTTCCGGTTTGCGGTCGCCAAGGGCTTCGGCAATGGCTGACAAGGAAAGACTGATCGACCGGGTGAAGGCCGCGGCCCCGCCGCCGGCTCCAGCCGCCGACGCCGAGCAAGTCACGAAGCGCCAGGACGGCGACGTGCTCGAGGCTAGGTCTACGTCGCGGACGATCCGCACGGTCGAGGATTTGTTGCGGCATATCGAAGCCGACCTCGACCGCTACGAGGTCGCGGCCAGTGAGGCGACCAAATGGGAGTCGGCCTCGGTCGATCGAAATACCGGGCAGCCGGTGGTGACCGAGTTGTTCCGGGTGTTCGTGCGGTTGAAGCCGCGGGGCGGGCCGACAACTAGGGAAATCGTGGACGGGCTGATCGCCGCCGCGGCTAGTTCGCTACGGCTTCCCAAGCGTGGCGGGCACGGCCGCAAGCAGTCCGGCTTGTGGAGTGTGCTGGTGATGAGCGATCTGCATTTCGGCGGTCGGTCGTGGCGGCACACGACCGGCAGCGACTACGACTTGTCGATCGCCGCCGAGCTAGTCGGAAAGACGGCGAGCCGGCTGATTGACCGGAGTGCTGCGTCGTGCCGGAGGACCATTGTCCTCGCTGGCGACACGCTGCATTTCGACACGATCTCTGGGACCACTACGGGCGGCACCTACATCGACCGCGACTCTCGGCTGCAGAAGACGATTGAGATGGCCGTCGCTGCCATCGCCGGAGTGGTGGAGCAGTCTGCCGAAACGCTGCCGACCGAGGTTGTCTTCGTGCCCGGCAATCACGACACCGCGATGGCGTGGGCTCTCCAAAAGATATTCGCCGAGCGGTATAGGGACGACAAGCGTGTGTCGGTCAACACAGAGTTCACGTCGAGGAAGTATCTGACGCACGGCGGCAATCTTATCGGCGTCACTCACGGCGACAAGGCGAGGAAGAAGCTGGCCGGCGTGATGGCGATTGAGGCCGCGGCCCAGTGGTCTCAGTGCCGGCATCGCGAGTGGCACGTCGGGCACCTTCACCACCAGGCCGCCGAGGTCGGGACCATCGACAGCGTGATCGTTCGCACGGCTCCGACGATCGTCCCGCCGGATTCGTGGCACGTCGACATGGGCTTCGTCGGGGCCGAGCGTGCGATGCAAGGTTTCGTGTATTCGCAGCGTGGCGGGCTGCACGAGATGCACATGGAGTATGTCGGGGGTGCGAAGTGACAAAACCTAGTCACTTAGAAACTTGTACCGAGGTTTCGTCAAACGAACCGCTGACTGACGAATACATCGCGACGGTCGTGCGTGACGCCCGTCGGTACCAATCGCAGTGGACCGGAACAGCGGGCACGTTGGCGGCCCACTGCATGAGACTCGTAAGAGAAAGGGAACGGATGCTGGAGGCAACAAGGTCGAGCGGCGTGGCGGACGGTGCGGAGAGTGCGGCGGCGATCACCGCGGCGTGGGAGAAATACAAGCGGGACCAGATAGCCCCGGACGGCGAACCGATCACCCGGCGGGTTTACGGTGCCAGCGGCGATCGGCCGGAGCCGGAGCAGACTCCAGCCGAGCAGTTGTGCTCGAGGACCGCCGAGGTCATCCGCGACCGCCGGCCGAAGTACGGCGGGCCGAAACATCACTTCGCCAGGACAATAGGCATGGTCAACGCGGCATTCGCCGAGGTGCTGAAACGACCGCTGACCGAAGCGGATTGGGCCACGATCCTGATCCTCGACAAGATCGCACGGTTCCGGGGGCCGAATGCCACGGTCGACGGCCCGGTGGACATCGCCGGATATGCCGCGTGCCTCTACGAAGTCATGGACCGAGAGGGCCAGTGAACACCCGTACAATGGTGTTAGAGGGCACTGCATGACCGACTCGTTGTTTCGATCGACCGCCAGGGGCCGCGAGCCGCTGGCGTCGGCCAGCGATGCCGGCGAGCACGTCCACTACGAGCCGTCGCGTCGTGTTGGGATCGGGTCGATCACCAGCCGGCAGCCATCGGGCCGCACGCCACTGACGTTTTTTGAGTTCCTTGCCATACGGGCTGGGCTGACGCTCGCCGAAGCCAAACGACTTCACGCGGAAGGGAAGATCCACTGATGGCAAACACCCTCTCGGTTTCTGGAAACACTCGGCTGGCGTGGACTCTGTCCGAGAGCCAGAGCATTGGGTCGGTGTCGAGGTCGGTGGAGCAGCGGTCGTCTCGGTCGATCGCCAATGGCACCGGGCCGAGCCAAGCCAGCATTGCTTTCTCAACGACCGAGAGCGTGACCGGGACGAACACCCGAAATCTTAACGTTGCCGCCTATGCCGCAAATGCGTTTGGGTTTCCGGGGCAAGCATTTTTCTCGACCGTTCGCGAAGTGCTGGTGAGCGTCACTACCGGGCCGACCGGCGGAAATCTCACGGTTGGGCTTCCCACTGGCGTCACTGGCGTGCGTCTCAATGTTGGCGGCCAGTTTCATTGGATTGACTACCTCGGCGGAATACCGTCGTCGGCGAGCCCTGCCAATGTCTCACTCAAGAGCAACGTGACGGGCGTTTACTCGGTTGACGTGACTGTGATCGGCACTGGCGACTTCGGGAGTATCTGATGCCAAACACTCTTTCTGTGGCTGGTGCGACTCGTGTTGCGTGGTCTCTCGCAGACTCCGATGGGGCGTCAAAGAGCGACACGCAATCGTCGAGCCGGTCGATCACCACCGGCACCGGGCCAAACCAGGCCAACGTCGCGTGGTCGTATCCGTTTTCGACCACCGGCATCGGTTCGGCGTCGTGGTCAGTGTCCGCCCTGCCGGTTTCTGCATTCGGGCCAACGGGCTCCGCGAGCGTGACCGCCATAAAGGAAGTGCTGGTCACCGTGTCCACCGGCCCGACCGGTGGCTATGTGGCGTTCAGCCTTCCGACGGGCGTGATCGGTGCCCAAGTGGCCGTCGGCGGGCAGTTCCACCTCGCCGACTATCTGACCGGGATTGGCGTCACCACTGGGAACATCGTGATCGCCAACGGCCCGACGGGTTCGTATGCCGGTGAGATCACGATCGTCGGCAACGGGTCATACCAGTGATCGCAGAAGCACCGGCCGCGGCTGCGGCCAACACCCCCGGCGGCGTTCTCGTGAAACTCCATGCGTTCGTCGAGTCGGCCAAGTCTGCCGCTGCCGATGGGCTGACGTGGGCCGAGTTCGGTGAACTGCTGGTCGCGTTCCTCCGGATGGCCGTCTCGCTCTATGACGACGTGGTCGGCATGACGGGCGAGGAGAAGAAGGCCGCGGTGCTCGACGGCGTGGCCGCCCTCTTCGACGCGGTGGCCGACCGATGCGTGCCCCTGGTGCTCTGGCCGCTATGGGGGCTGGTTCGCGGTCCCGTCCGGCTCCTGGTTCTCGCCCTCGCGTCCGGGGCGATCGAGCAACTCCTACCACTCGTGAGGCTCGCATGATTCCTACGCTTCTCATAATCGCAGCGGTGGCAGCCTGGGGCTGGCCTCACCTCCAGCCGTTGGCCGAGAAGGCCAAGGCCGCCGCCGCCAAACTCACGCCCCGCCACTACGCCGGCATCGCGCTGGTGGCCGCGGCCGTCGCGTATGGTCTCGGGCCGTCGGAGTCTCCCGCCCCCGGCCCGACCCCCGCCCCCGACGCCGGCCCGCTGTCGTTGGCCGGATTGTTCGCCGGCCCCACGGCTTCGGAGGACGCATCCCTGGTGGGGGCTATGTGTGCAGAGATCGCCGACGAGGTCGAGTTCTCTGCCGGCCACCCAGACGGCTACCTCTCCACCGGCATCGCAGTTGATGAGCTGCGGAAGAGAACCCGCATTCTCCGCTGCCGGGGTATTTCGATTGGCGACCGGCAGCCGGCCGCAAGGGACGCGATCGCCAAGTACCTCGAGGACGCCGTGGGCACCGACGGCGGGCCGCTGACCGCCGAGCAGCGGACGGCGTGGGTTGCCGCGTATCGCGATTTGGGGAGGGCTGCCACCAATGCGGCGAAGTGATTGGTCGTGGTCTGCGATCGCGTTCGTGGTATTCGCGGCGGTGCTGGGGACGATCGTCTCGCGATACGTCTCGCGGCTGGCTGACCGCGTCGAGACAAACTTCGGTTACGTCCCCGACGCCGAGGGCACCCGCGAGTTTCTCCGCGAGCTGGACCAGCCGCTATTCCGCCAGGCCGGGGCCGAGGTCATCGCCGGGGCGAAGGGGCACGATGCCTACCTTTACCGGTTCGCCGACCGGTGCCACCGGCAGAAGTATGGCAAGCCGTTCGGGCCGTGGAACCAGGGCAGTGCCGGGACGTGCGTGTCGTTCGGCTGGGCTATGGGTTCGTACATCGGCCAGTGTGTCGATCACGTCGCTGGCGGGCTGGCTGAGTGCCCACTGATCGTTGCGACCGAGCCAATCTACGGCGGGTCGAGGACGGCCGGCAGAATGCCGCCGGTCACAAACGCCGGCTTCTCCGACGGCTCCTACGGCGGTGCTGCGGCCCGATGGGTGTCGGGGCGGTGCAAGGACCAGACTGTCGGCGGGATCCTTTATCGCCAGGTCTACGGCGACATCGACCTCACGACCTACTCAATCGACCGCTCTCGGCAGTGGGGTGCATACGGAGTGCCACCCTCGCTCGCGAAGCTGGCCCGCGAGCACACCGCGAGGGCCGTGGCTCTCTGTGAGGATTGGGCGTCGCTGACGGCGGCGCTCGAGTCGGGCATGTGCGTGCCAATCTGTTCCAACGTCGGCTTCGCGACCGGCGATCGTGACGCTGACGGATTCTGCCGGAGGTCGGCACAACCCTGGAACCATTGCATGGTGGCGTGCTCTTTGAAGTACGCGAAGAACAACGGGCCAGGTTCCGCAACCCCGATGAAGAATCCACGCGACGGGATCCTCATCTTGAATAGCTGGGGCTCGTATGTCGGCGGCGGCAAGCACCCCGCCGACCAGCCGGATGGCTCATTCTGGATCACGCGGGCCGAC